GTGCTACCCGAGTGTCCACTTGAACCAGTTAGTCCAGTTGTTCCTGTGAAACCTGTGCTTCCTGTGCTACCCGAGTGTCCACTTGAACCAGTTAGTCCAGTTGTTCCTGTGAAACCTGTGCTTCCTGTGCTACCCGAGTGTCCACTTGAACCAGTTAGTCCAGTTGTTCCCGTGGAACCTGTGCTACCCGAATGTCCACTTGACCCTGTAAGTCCTGTTGTTCCTGTGAACCCAGTTTCTCCCGTGCTGCCCGAGTGTCCACTTGGTCCAGTTATCCCTGTTGTTCCAGTATACCCACTTGACCCCGTCTTTCCACTTGGACCACTTGTTCCGGTATTCCCACTTTGTCCAGTGGTTCCACTAGATCCAGTTCGGCCACTTGATCCAGTTGTGCCACTTGTTCCTGTTTGTCCACTTGTTCCAGTCGCACCAGTTTGTCCAGAACGACCACTCGTACCAGTGAAACCTCCGGTCGGCCCGGTGTGTCCTGTAATTCCTGTAAATCCAGAACGACCACTCGCACCAGTGAAGCCTCCAGTAGGTCCGGTGTGTCCACTTTGTCCAGATACACCGGTAAATCCGGATGCTAAAAAACTGAAGGAAATATTTTCAATCGTACTTGGGCAATAGAACAAAGAAAATAAAGCCCGGAAGTAAGAACTTCTGAAATCATTTGGTTGGTCAACTAAAGTACTTGTATTTTGAACCACACGAACACGCTTTTCTTCCACTATAATTGAGAAAAAATCAAGATGTGAATATTCTATCTCGGGTGTAATAAATTGATTGGGACCTCCGTAGTTCAAATAAATCTTGCAGGAAAGTTTATAGTTGACGTTAAAAAACTTAATGAAGTGAACAAAATCAGTTTCGTTCGCGACATTTGCATCTGGACTCATACTATTCCAGTAATCCTGGACTCCTACCCAACAATGCTCTTTAGGTGCTGTGAATGTTAAAAGACATGAGTTGAAATACTCCAACGTGTTGACATAAGAAGCTTTGCCTTCGTTTTTTATTTTCACGATCGTATTGCTCTGAGGAATGGAAATGCTTTCCGGATCTAGCGAAATCAGTTTAAATAAACCAAGACCATGATCACCAATTGGTCCAGTACGCCCCCTGTTACCCGTATGACCACGATAACCAATATGTCCGGTCGAACCAGTAGGACCTGTGTGGTTATTTCCTCCACTAGAAAATGGAGGGGCGGGGGGAGGGCACTGAATTGTCACCAAATTCGAATGATTATGTGCCTTTTTTTTGGTGTTATCTAAAGGATTACGATAAGACATTTGACTATATGTAATCATTATATTTTTTGGAAAAATATACGTCGTATTTTATTAATCGTATATTTTGCATGTAATCAAGGTTTTGGTTTTGTTTATCGTTTGTGGGAAAAATATACATCACATTTACAAAATTCCTTTTCTGTATATGTTTGTATTATTTCTGCATCCGGTGTTTCATATGACATTTGTTTGAGTTTATTTTTATACTCATTAAACGGATTTCGGAAGGTTGAATTACAATTTTGACAAGATCCGTAGTTGCGTCCATTCAGAAAAGTTTTCAAATCGCTCTCACATGTTTTCGGTAAATAAGTTTCCACGTTTTGGAAAAAAACTTTGTCTGGAAGTGACATTCGATTATATACCGTTTTGGGTTTTGCGGTACAGTTCTTTATCAAATCCCGTTCCTTAGTATATGATTTTAGAGTGGTATATAACTGGGATGATAAAACCGGATCTATATCTTTATTTGATCGTAATATTGCTCTCGTTTTTTTTGTTGATATGAAATCCGATTGCGACATGACATATATGTTACCCATTTATTTAATATTTTGCCATAATTGTTCACAAATGATTTGAAAAGACCAATCTGCGTTGTTTAAATTTATAACATCGCCTCTATCCGTGAGCAACTTGACCCGTAGTCTACTAATATTTACCGGACCGAAATATGATCTTTCTTGTATCTGCAGAGTTCCACCAAACTCGACGAAAATATCGCCTGGGTTCAATCCATATTTTATTGGAACAATCGCAAAAACATCTTTCAATGATTGTGTTCCTTTATTAAAATCACTCGGTTGACTTTGTTCCTCTATTATTTGATTCATTGAGTATATTTGACGATTCGTTAAATGTTTACCGTTTAATCCTTGGTTTATTGTTTCATTTGTTTCAGGGTTACAATTATATATATTTCTTAAAGCATACACTGGCAAAGACGCTCGGGTATCTCGCTGAGATACACTGACTAACCCATCGTTCATATGATTTTGGTTATAGTCTTCCAGTACAATAAACAATTTATTATATAATGAAACTGAAACGACCGTGTCGCCGGTTAATGTAACAAGTACATTTACAATTAAACGTATATCATATTCATCGTATATTTCCACGTATGTGACATAATTAAAAAGGTATAAATTCATGCTTCCCAGCAGAAATTCTGAATTTGATCGAAACCCTAAAATATATCCAAGTGTTGTATTGCTCTTTGCGGTTCGGAAATAGTTGCTCGATTTATTACAGGATTCGAAACTCTTTTCGTCATAAAAAACAATGTTATAGTCTTGAGTTGTGTAAATTTTTGTTATATTTATAAAACCGCGAACTTTGGTTTCGTCGATCAATTGGAAATAAGATCCATATGTGTGTACATTCGTAGTCAAAAGTTTATTTATTGCATCTATAAGCTCGTTTAATTGATATCCCTCCGGATTAATTGGTACTGTAAGAACAATTTCTGGAAACCCGTGTATTTGACTTTTCCCTATTGTCGAAATTATTATCTTCTTCGACTGGCCTTTGAATTTGTTCGAAGTATCTATAGTACCCCCTTCGATCTGCCCACCAGAAATGGAGAGGTTGTAACTACCATCTAGCTTTAAAGCACTTACCCAGACATTATTATTGTTATTATCCGATATAAAATAAATAGAATAATCCGTCGTAGTAAATTTCCGACTCATAGTAAAAGTCAAGGTAGTTTTTTGAATCTTCGTATTTATAAAATAATTAGAATTCCCGGATGGGATTTCTCTGTTAAATATAGCCTTTGAATATGAAATATCGCTTTCATCACTTGAAGCATCGATCGTAGTCAATGCTAAGGTGAAATATAAGCCTGCGAAGTTTGGTCGTTTGGCAGAAATCACCGCATTGAGTTTACCTAAAAGAGTATTTGAAATTCCGTCCAAAACTCTTACCGAAATATCTACATTCATACTAAAGTCTGGAAAAGTATTTTTCCCTGCTATTGTGATCGCTCGAACATCCCCAATACTATTATATGTCGCCGTATTACTAAAGTTTGGATGATAACTGGTATACACAAACTCTCCACTATTCGTTATCGTGAAATTTGTTCGGGGAACTGGAGCCCCACTAATAGTTATGCTACTTACATCAACACTAGCATTACGAAATAGAAAAACATCATACAAGACCCCACTGAAATCAATTCCTGGATTTGTCGAAACATTTAAATTGTTCAAAAAATCTATTCCATAATAAATTTTATTTATACTGATGTCTACCGTATATTTCGTGTCAGCTAATACCCCTATAGTTGGCGTCGTTACCACTGTTTCTCCAATGATTGAAAATTCACGATGAGAACTAAATTGATTTGTTATGTTTTCCATCAAATCCGTTATGACTAAATTATTCGAGACAGTCAAGGAAAAAGATAAATCTACAGTTTTAAGATAATTTGCTTCGGAATAACTCGACAAATTGTTCCTCGCGGTGTTATTAAATGCAACTATACGCAAACCATTCATATCGTATCTATTCGGAGGCACCAATTGAGAATTCGACTCGATCACATACCGATACGGGAGTCCGTCAATGTCCACATATTTTGAGTAAGGAGTTGGTGGAAAAATAAATCCAAAACTCGTATCTGGACCGGTAATTTTGAGTGCCATTTTTTGGTTTATTAATGGGTATCTTATGTCTTTGTCAAAATTTATATCCCAGTGAAGTTTCCCAGATACATCATACACCCTACTGAGGCTTAGGTTTTCCGAATATTTCAACATGTTATTTATCTTGTCTATGATCCCGTCTGTTCCTAGGCCCGGGTCGATGTCTATCTGTAGAATGGTTTCTTCATTGTGTAATTCAGAACTATTGATTATATTTTGTTCGACGAGATGAGACGAAATATCCAGCATTTTGCCACTGAGATCGAAGCGGGCACTATATCGTACAAGTATGATTGAACCTAGAGTGTTTCTAGTTACTTCTTTGCGGTCAGTAATCAAATAGTTTTTGCTTATGTCGTTTTTGAACTCTATATTCGATTTATTTGAAAAACACAAGAATGTGGCCAGATTATTATAAGAGTTATCATTCGGATCATTTTCAAAGTCGATTTTAAATTCTTGAGTGTCGTAGATTTTTTGAATGTCAAGTTGAAACGTCGCTCTTGTATTCAAAGAATTGTACGATAAACGCGTGTTTCCAAAGTTTACCATTGGGTTTTCAATTTTTAATGATTGTAAACTTGTATTCACCGCACCAGCTAGTGCTGCAGAATCGTAATTCCCAGGTAAAATGCTGAAATAATATTGATGACTACTCCCCTGAAGCCCAGGCGAATCGCTTTTTAAATAAATGATATTAGAACCAAATGCATCGTCAATTGTGTACCAGGTAAATGGCACCTGAACCGAATATAATTTCAACGATACTACATTTTTCAGAGTTTCTTCCAAAGAAAAATTAAAATCTGTAGTGAGCGTTTGCATTTGGTCAAAAACCTTATCTCTATCTGAGCTGTTGATATTGATTGTTCTTCTGATCGTTTCTTTAAGGAGCGGGTTGAGTTGTCCTTTGAAATATTGTACGTCTCTCGTTGCCGTTAATTTATTAACAGAATCATACTCGAAAATACTCTTGAGATTATCTGTTTGGATTACATCACTGAGATCGACATTTCCATCTCCATTTTCGTCTAGTCTACCATTCATTATTTGGGTCGGAGGAGTCATTGCTTGAAATCCTTCTTTAATACTCTCGAAAAATCTATCATACATGGCTGAAAAAAAATTGTACAAAGCATTCGTCTTTTCTGTTTTACGATTCGCATATTTATCACGATATTCAATAATCCTTTGTTCTAGGGTTTCATCGTTGGGCGAATCTTGCAATGAGAGAATCCGAAAACATTCTTCATCTGTATATTGTTCCACATTATACATAATTAGTATAATATACTTGCACTTTTTTATTTACATTATTCGGTTTTATATTTTTCTCTGAACTTTTTCGAAATCCACTGAATCACATCAATTCCATTTTGATGAAAATGATACAGTGCATTCACTGGAAAACTAGTCATTCCAGTCCCCATCTTGAGATGTCCTTTCCCCTTGAAACAAATATGTTCGAGTTCTTCCCAAATACAAACTTCTCCTATTTTATCCGCACACATTTCTTCTCTCTCCATCCGATGATATCCTATATACGCGACTAAATTATAATATCCATACTCATATACTTTGTAATGCTCGCGGAATGCAGTATTCCTTACTAATCCTACACCCATTATTTTATTAGTATTATTGTTCATTTCCAGTACAAATAATAAACTGTTCAAGGGGATGGATTGACTTGTCCCATTCGGTGAACAATATATACAATTTATATATTTTTCTTTCTCTCGGAACGATTTATTTTCGTTCCAAGTTGCTGAACTGAAACGTGTTGTCAACACATATTTAGATATGCTTGATAAGAACGTTTTCTTCTGAGCAGCGCTTATTCGTTGTCGGACAAGTTCGCGGAGCGGTATTTGTTTCTGCTTATTTTGTTGTAGCATCATGATTTTATGGTTGGTTAGATTGAGAGAAAAAGGGGAAGTCAATTTTTTGGTTTTTGTGTTTTATTTTAGGTTTGTTTGTTCATTTTTCAATTGATATATTGTTGTGGTTGTGATTTACAAACGACCATTATCCAGAACCAAGGAAAATCATAAACCAACTTTAAAGATTTATTTTCCTCCAAAATCGTTTGGTAAATTCCTATTTTCTCGTTCTTTTGATTCCATTTTAACTGAAACATGACTCGCTTGTAATCATTATTTGTCTTGGATGCATTTTCTCTATATTTCTCTATCGTTCCCAGATTGAATTTTTCAAAAGCATTCTCGATTGCCTTTCTCGAACATTTCCTAGAAATCCTCGGAATACACAACATTTTCGAATAGTCAGTGTCGCTCATTGTATTTATTGACTTGTATATACACGGTTATAATTCGAATCAATTTTTTGTATATTTAAACATGACCCATCCTCTCCCATTCTGGTATCGAAAACATATCACCAAACCATTTATTTCCCTCGATATCCATATTATCTGAAACATATACGTGCGAGAAAAATGACAACCATCCGATCACTGCTGAAAAACTTCCTTGAGATAAAACCACGTATTTGCATGTACTCCCAAATTGTATAGTAAATTTTTCCGACGCATTAAATAAGCTCGCATGGGGATATTCTGATAACAACTTTTTCACTATTTCATGATTAGGTTCGTCGCTGGAAATAAATATGTTATCGCATTCAAGTGAATTTATACAGTTTTCATAATATGCTAACCCCGGATTTTCTTCTGCCATGTCCCCCAGTCGTATATGCACGAAGCAATCATTGTTTTTTTGATACCTATATTTGTACTGGTTTTTATCCATTATTTTATTTTTGATCGTCTGTAAATATTTATACAGATATAGTGATATTTCTCTCGTTTGGAAATATGCAGACATTGCATCCAAGTTCACTTCTAGTTCTCCCTCTCGGAGATTTAACATGGTGAAAAAATTCGCATCATTTAAACGAGTAAATCCTTCGTGAATACGTTCACCTACAAACAATGGGATTCCGAGAGAAGTTATCAGTTCAAAATTCGAATATTCTACAAAAAGATTATGTTTGGTTGCTATTGCGGATACTGCCAAATTCCTAATAATTTGATTACACAGCCGTCCATTCACATTTGTGGTTTTTGTGTGTTGTTTATTTGAAAGTAGTTCAATGTGCTGTGGGGTATACACTGGTGAACCATGGTGTCCTTGAAAAGAATAATTATATGTTTCCAATTCTTTTGCGCATTTGTTGCGCACCTGTGAAATCATCTTTTCATTGTAATGTTTTTTGAAATCACTCGTTGATCTGTCTATTATTATTTTGTTCATGTTTATTTTCGGATTCCTTTCGTTCAAAAGCGCAAGTCCCTTTTCCACATCTTCATGAAATAATATTACATGGGCGATACATTTATTATTATGGTCCAGTAATTGTTGATTGAGAGAAAGTTTCAAATAGGGACAAGGGAATCCTCCGGGATAGGGCCAGTCACTTTCACAGTATTTTTCAATAAACTCTTCAAATGTTTTCACGTGTTTTATCGATTGTTTGTGGTCGCCAGAACTACCAAATTGGTTTTTGTAAAGTAAATACAACATTTCATATGGATTCCGAATGATGGAAAATATTTTGTGATTTGGTTCCAGTTTCGGCGCTCCGATCCCATCGATTATGTTAGGTAGCCCATTCCCGTTGGTATATTTGTGTTCGTCGCCGTTTAAAATATATTGCGTTAAATGGTTTAATTGATTATCTCTCGATATTGCAAACGTAAGACCGCCATTAGTTATACATTCTGGATGTTGTTTGAAATTTGTTTCTACAGTGGGAGTCATGATATACATTAATTTATTCCATTGTCCAATTTGAATAGACGTGTTGGCTCCTCGATTCCGATTAATGACCACTGGAGAAATATCTTCAATCGATTTTCTAGAATAGACCTTGAATTTTTTTGTCAATAGACTGAAAATGGATTGGTCGTGTCTATGTTCTCGGAAAGGGCCCCGTTTTGTATGTTTACTCGGTGAATCGTCCAGCAAATTATAATGGGTACATGTTTGGAACCATATATTTACAATGGTTGAAGTGACGGGTGTTTTACAGAAACTAATTACACTGGCTTGATGCTGATTTGTATCGTACGCTTCTTTATTTTGATCCATTTCTAAAAATATAAATACGTCTCTTTTCGTCCATTCTATTTCCGGACGATTGAAACTTCCCACTATTTTATCGGCGTATGTTGTCTTCCATAAGGCATCGAATGATTTCTGTTGCAGTAAATTAATCTCACATCCCGCGTCTGACCATAATAAAATATCCCAATCATTCATCATATTATCGAATACATGTTTTATGAGATATGGTTTCCATATCCAGTATCCATATCCTCGTTGATTCGAGAGAATGAACTCTTTGTGATTTTTCCAAAAGACTTTATGTTTCATTTGTTCTTGAAATATTTTCGGACGGAGAATGATCATCGCATCAAACTCCTTTGTATTATACAGTTGTGTTGTTATTCGATTGAGAGAATCATTCATGTTTTCTGTAGCAAATGAAACACAATATTTCGTAGATATTTGATTTATCTGTTTCCTGTAAAAATCCATTTGTAGCATTCTATCATTATAAAAATCAGACTCCTTGTATTTATTCGTGAGAGAAACCATGTCGAATTCTTCCCAACTATCCAACAACAAAATAGGGAAAAACTGTGAATAATATTCTACAAGTGGGTTTCTAATGCAAACCGGGATTGTTCTAGCGTACAAACATTCCCAAAAACGATGCGTATCGATCCCATTTCCTTCTGGACAAATGGCAAATTCACAACTTTGTAAAATCTGGACATATTCCCTATATGAGACACAGGGCTGCATTCGAATACCTTTCTTTTTTAAAACTTGAAACATTTCTTCTCTCACTGCCTTATTTGTATTCAAGTCGCAATAATAATAGAGTAGATGTGTTTTTTTGGTGGGTGTATAAGAAGACCAAGCTTCCATATCCCCATGTGTCCACATCCTGTTTGCGATTCCTATCGGAAGCGGTCTCGTTTTTTCTGTAGGAGAGAAGAGTAGATTTTGAGTATATATTTTTGTCAATTTCGGACACGAATCGAATAATGCGGTTTCATAACTTTTCGAGAAAGATTCGTCTGAATTATGACATACTAAAATAAAGTCGGTTTCCATTTCTTTCAGTACGGTAGTCAATTGCGACATGTGTGATTTCAATAAATGCGTAAACGTAAATATCGTTTTTGCGAGTTTTATTTTTTGAATCACATCTTTATCTTCCAGGGTCGCGCATTTTGATGCGAAATCGGGCATGAGGTTTATATACGGGTTTGAAAAGTCCTTTGTTGATGATGCCAAATATATATTGCAACATGATTGAATCAATTCTCCGCTTATTTTCGCTGCCGGATTTAAAACCGAACTGTAATTCATAAATTGGGTCAATACTTTGCTATGAACATGTAAATTGTATATCTTTACAGTTATTGGTAATCCCGTGTTTTTGTCTCGAATAATTACATGAGGAGATTTACAATTGTACTCGTTGTATAACCATACAAATTCAAAATGACTATAATTGATTTCACTTTCTGTATTTACATATCCTTTCGTGTCGGTTTTCTGCGTGTTTCGTGGGTCTATACCACCTAGATATTGTCCGATTGCTGCAGCATCGAAAATTGCATTATAACTATTATAATTACTTGTCAGATAGGGCGAAAGTATTTGTCCCGTGAAAGCAGGGGCGATAGGTAAAGTATCTACCCACTTTTTATTTTCGATACAGATTCGTCCCCAGTTTTGCATATCTTTGAGAGAATGATCAAATTGATGCAAACACTGTTCTAAAACAGTTGAATTGGGAATATACATGATACCAGGAATACACCGGTAATTATTATCCATAGTCAGAAGAATTTTCATAGTATCATGAAAAGGAATATTGTCTGCATTTTCAAATAGCATCACGTCGTTTTCAAGATGAAGAATCTTGGTCACGTCGTACTTTTTCATATATGCCAGAATTGCATAAAATCGGAACGAAGTCCAATGCCAGAAACCATTTCTGAATTCTTGTCCATATGATTCAGCCATGAGATTGTAATTTTCCAACAAATCTTCCATTGCAATTGTATGGACGTATTTTGGAAAATATTCTAGAAATTCCCTATCTGTAATCACCACAATATCATGATTCCCGTTCTGTTTTAAATGAACTATATTTTGTAGCACATATTCTTGAAACGTTGATAATACAACAAGGACTATACGCATTTAAGATTATTTCCGTTTTGTTTTTAATATTATTTTATCATTAATCGATATGATAAAATACTACATAGTCTTTTTTAATATGCTGTCTCATGTCATGTTGTAAAGGTTTTTTGGTTTGTTTGTTTGTTTTTTAATGCTGTATGAAACGATTTTGGGCCGTGTAAAAAAAACAACTACAAAATTGTCATTTTTTGTGGTGCTGTCTCAGTTTTTATTCCTTATTTTTTAGAAATATTTTACAAAATGCTGTTTGAGACATTAGTCATCCCCTTTTTTTCTTTATATTGATTGGATGAAATGTTCATTTATTATTTTCAAGTCCCATCTATTTGAATACACAATCTATTGATATAATATTATATTACTTGTTATTCTTTTATGGATCGTGAAGACATTATCTGGGTCCAAGAACTAGAACGTATCGGATCTCTCTCTCAAAACGCTATGAAAGAATACGCCATGGACATTCCTATTACCATTTTATATGTAAATCGAAATAATGAATTAGAACCCAAAGTCCATGATAAAATTACTTTACATGTATCTGATTCTGGTACAAAAAAAACCACAATCGCATCGAAAGAAGTTCTCCTTAAAAAAATGTGTCAATATAAAAAATTTGGAGAAAACTCGAAATATGTCTGTAAAGAATTGATGCTTTTCCATATTCCCGTCGAGCCGGAACAAATGGTTCATCTTGCAAACGGAGGATTCAGAGAACCCGACCGTTTTTTCCGCACGTATCCCATCATCGATTCGATTGAAATAGAACCATCTATTTTTGTGTTTCATCAGATCAATCAATTGTATTTTCTTTTTCAGGAGGTTGTTATTCCTCTCAAATCCTGTTTGAAAAAAAGCAGTTCTGAAGAAAAAGAGGGCTTTACAAAAAGGGTACGTTTACTCCTTAAGAGACAAACTAGGCGAAAAGAAACAGTATAAATAATAATCATCTTAATTCCTTAATGGAAAGTAACGAAGGATTTGAGGCCGCGATTGTCAACTTCTTTTTTTCCTTGAAACGCATACATCTTTCGAAAGAACATGACCAATATATGCATTATCTAATGTCTAGTTTTGATAAAATTGTCTATTTTTTAAAATTGAGATTGGTTGCAGAACAACAATTAACTGAGAAGTACTCAGATAAATACTTTGATATTTTGTACAAACTTATTCTTTTTACGAGAGATATTACCTTTGGGATGGGGGAACAAACATTGTCGCATCTCATGATTTTTGTCTGGTATAAATATTTTCCCATTCACGCATGTTCGATTTTGAATTTCCTACCGCAATATAGTATGGAACTAGCCCAATGTGGACATGGGTCGGTTGGTTCCTGGAAAGATGTGGTATTCTTTTGTAAATTTGTCAAATATTTTTTAGGAGAAGAATGTCCGATTATCGAAACGTGTGTCGGAATGTTGAATCATCAATTAGATCTGGATGTCCAACTTCTGAAGAAAAGAGACGAACTCGGATTAGAAGATGTGAAAGAATATGGGAAACAATACGGCATGTCTCTCGTCGCAAAGTGGATTCCGAGAGAAAACTCTCAATTCGGTTGGTTGTTTGATCGATGTGTCATTCAATGGGTTCGTTCTTTCCGTCCCATGTATTTTTCGTCAGTGGTCACTCCTTTACAATTTGATAAAGCATTGAAAAAGGGAAAGAGAGAATACCGGAAAATAGTGAGTGATATTTCTCGAAAATTATACAATGTACAACATAAACAATGCAGTCATAAATGGGAAACGATAGATCTGAGACATACTTCTATGACCACTCGGTCGTCACAACACAATGCATTTTTTAATGTCTTGAAGAACGGAGAGCCTCGTGCTAAAACATTCAATAATGACGACCGTAATTTATGCAAGTACAAATCGCAGGCATATTATCTTAAAAAAAGAGTAGAAAATGAAAAACGTACGGAATTGAATGTAAACAACAAACAATTAGGTATTTTCCTCGGACCCATTCTGAAAAATATTATGGAATTAGATAACCCTGTTGCGACATTTTTCGATTCTAAAATTATTTCCTTATTGCGAACTTGGAGGTATTCTCTGAAGCAATTTGGTGGATTCGAACATGTTTTACCTTTTCTCGATCTTTCTTTGTACGGTAATAGCGGTTGGTGGGATGCCATGGCGATGGCTATTATGATTGCATCGAAATCGTCGTTGGGCATTAGAATCATGGCCTATGATTCTGAACCCGTCTGGATCGCTTTTGAAGATTTCCAGGATAACGATGAAGGTATTTTCTTTACGAATACTCTTGGTATATTTAGAAAGGTGATTTCCATAGCGAAACAAAGAAAAGAATGCGTTGTAGACGTTTCTCTAGTTCCCGCCATGGAGAAGGTGTGTGATGGATTTGTCCAATCACAGACTTCTCCTTTTATTGTAAATTCCACCATCTGTATTGTCTTTTCGGATTTTCCTAACGGACTTTCAGTTCTGAGAGAAGAACATTTGAAAATAAAAAATATATTTTCTCTCGAGTATAAGACATCTGAAGTACCTCATATGGTTTATTGGAATATGGGCAGTGGTTGCAAAGAAAATCGTGAATCCGAAAACGAGAATCCTTTTTGTGTGAAAACGTGGTCGATTCGGAATCTATCTTCATCGCCTGAGTATACATTGTTTGCAGGAGGATCCAGTTATCTTTTGAAATATCTTGGAACACTTTCGTGTTTTGAATGGAAACAACTCACGTCATTCGAATTGTTGAATCGCATTCTTCAGGGATTTCCTATTGTTCTGTAAATGAATCACAAAAACAGTTTAAAGTTGTTGTGATTATTTTTTACATGGCATATTCATATATTATTGGTTCTGGTTGGTTTTCTGACGAAGCAGGAGAGTCATATCTTGGCGATGCCGCGAAATCACATCAGAGTAGATATGGTGGGACGGTTACTCGGAACACTTCCTTTTCGAAATTCTGGATAAAAGGGATTATGAATTTATCGGGATTGCCTAAAAAGATTTTCATTTCCAATGCCGATTCTGTAGATCCGTTACATGAAGATGTATTGAATAATCCGTTGGTGCACGTCAGTCCGCAATTACAAAACTTTGGCCATAGTATTTCATGTGAAAGTCAAAATATTTTATGTGGTTGGGCTCGGGGTGTTTTACATGGCGCCATGTATGCATTTGTAAACTCGGTTGATTATTTCGTATATGTCGAACAAGATGTTCTTTTGGGTGGGTCCGATTGTGTAAATCTCGCTATTCAACATATGAATTGTGTTCAAAAAAATATTTGTTTCGGAAGCGGAGACGAAACTCCACAGAAATTACAGCAAAGTTTTTTCGTTGTAAAATCGTCATTCTTACCCACTTTCATCAGCCGGCTTATTTGTTATGATAATAATCGAGGAACTGAGGAAAATAAATATTTCGTTTGTTTCCAAAACGATTTAACGTTTCTGCCGTTCCGTGGCGGACGACAGAGACATAATCTCGACGAAAATAATTATTACAAACAACACATGTCTTCCGCGGAACTAGAGGTTGAAATTTTTAAAATGGAGAGGTAGGTGAAGTATCTAAATTACTGCCTCTCCAGTTGTAAGGGTTTTCTTGGGTAGTTCATGAGTATGAGTAGCCATTTTTGTTTGCAACTCGGAAAGTTCACGTTCTAGTTCTTCCTTTGATTTCGAGAATGCTTCTATCTTTTTTACTTTAAGATAATCGTCTGTTTTGGATAATATTGAGAGAAAAACAATTATGATAACTAGTAAAATCAGAAAACTTACCGGTCGGTTTGATTTTATAAATCCCATTAGGTTTGTTTGTAACTTCTTCCACATACTTTACTATAATAGAGAATGAGAGAAAGAAATCGAAACGATTCTAATTTTTATATATGAAAGAATCATGGGAAATATTCGATGCAGGTCTAGTCAGTACTTATTTTATAGAATGTGTTTTAATGTCCCGCTCTTTTAAATAACTGGTCTTGGAAAAAATATATTCTAAATCAATTCATTAAACAGGAAGACATGTCTACTTATTCTTTTGATGTAGTTGTTTGTCTTATATATTCATGTAAAAAATTGAACAGTATATTCTTATTTATCACTGTAAGAATATACTCAAGTTTCATGACGGCTACTCAGATTTTGGTTTTATTTACACTCGCGCACGTCGCATACGGTTGGGATGGCCCGAGAAAGCTTATCGGGGTTCACGCATTGACATCGGCCTTTCTGAATGAGTTTAAGAATGAACTTTTACAGCAACAGTTGCTCAACTTGATTTCTTCAGATTCGGTTATTATGATCATATCGAGTAAAATTGAAACACAACTATCTTGGACAGAGAACCATCATACGCTTAATTATGCATGTCTAGCCATTGTCATATATTCTTGTGCTGAAATTTACTCGACTAAACCTCTTAAAAAGCTTGCGACCATTCCGTCATTTGTCGCGATGTCTCGTAAATTCCGAATCATCCTTGCCACGGTATTCATGGTATTCTTTAGATCCGTAGAGAACGCTATCTGATTATGTACTGGACACCCTAGCCCTCACCCTTTACCCTAACTTTCACTCTCGCACGAATTTTTTTCAGCATTGGTCTAGTTATAACCTTGCCCTAACCCTAGTTTGGCGGGAAATCGGTGTGTTATGAGGAAATCGGTGTGTAATTGGGTCCGCTCGTGTAGCCGATAACCGTGTAGCCGATCTGGGTCCAACCATGTAGCCGATCTGGGTCCAACCATGTAGCCGATCTGAGTCCAGCCGTGTAGCCGATCTGGGTCCAACCATGTAGCCGATCTGAGTCCAGCCGTGTAGC